TGATTTACCAGTAGCATAACCATCTTTACCATGATCACTTTCCAATTCTACTTTTGTTGATGCAGCAGCAACAGAGTCAACAATAATTGTAAGAATACGATCTTTGTTTGACTTACGTACAATTCCAATCATTTGTTCCATCTTTTCAAAAATATCTTCAACGGTTTCACATTGAACATATAGAAGTTTTGATAGATCTACACCAAGACTTTTCCAGAATTCAGGAGCTGCAGCATTTTCAGTGTCAATAACAACTGCGATTCCACCTTTCTTTTGTGTATCAGCAACAACATGTGCAGATAACAAACTCTTACCAGTTCCTTCCAATCCATTGAATTCAACCATTTTACCAACAGGTAGTCCACCATGTGGTCTGTTACTAATGGCCAAATCAAGAATAGACGAACCTGTACTAATCCAATCACTAATTTCAGCAGGATTTTCTTGTTCGTCTAAAAAATAAGCAATTTTACCACCGTCTTTGTTTGCTTTATTTAACTCATTTGCGAGTAATTCAACCAACTCATCTCTTTGAGGAGTATCTTGTGTAACTTGATTTTTCTTTTTCATAAATTTATATAACTAAAATAGGGGTGGCAGTAATATATACTACCACCCCATTACTAACAATTAATTTTAACTGTTGAACAAATTATCAAAAGCAGCTGAAACATCCTCTGTATTTGATTTTGATGCGGTAGCTGTTGGTGACTTATTCGTAGCAACTGCTTTTGGAGCAGGAGATTGAGCATCATCATCAACAATTGTGTTTACCGTTCCTTCTGATGGAATTGAACCATCTGGATTCAACCATGCGTTCATAACTTCCTTTAGTTCGTCATAACTAAATTCAGGGAATAGATCCATGATGTTAGTTTGTTGTGCCAAGATTTCTTTTTGAGCAACATCAATAGCAACACTTGCATTTGGCTTAACACGAATAGTAGTTTCAGGGAATGACTTACCAGAATCTTCTGCGGTACGGAATTCTACTACAATGTCACGTCCATTTACCAGATCAGTAATATCACCGTAATCAACATCGCTGATGATACTTAGAATTTCTTGGTAAACATTCTTACCAAATCCCCAGAAACGAACACCTTCGTTTTCTTCACCACGAACAAGGATTGGAGCATATGTACGCATCTTTGGTTCAAACTTACGTCCCAATAGCCAATCTTCCTTGTTTCCGGTCTTCTTCATACGATTTGACCATTCAACGATTGGATCTGGACGATTAAAACTATCAGGAGATAGATAAGTCTTGTTATTGATGTTATAGTGAAACTTCAACTCAATAAAAGGATTGTCAATTTGATACTTGTATGGAACGATACGAACCACTTGTTTACCAGGCTTTGGTTTCCAAATTAAATTGGTTTTGTTGCCTTGGTTTGTTAGAGAGCTCAGACGGCTCTTCAGCTTTGATATGTCTAATGCCATAATTATTTTAATTAGTTAATTGTTTAATTAGTTAATTAAATAACTCACACGAATTATTTAACGACAACCAATTAAGTTGTCATTAATATATACTACCCACCAAACATTTTCAACTTATTATATCAAAAATTTTGACGGACACGATTCGGACAGACACTTCACTTGTTAAAATAATTGAATTTCTGTAGAGATTCCAGTCCAATTGGAATGTTTTATCCAAAACACCGTTGTTTTCTTCAGCGATCAATTTGTTCATCGCATTCAGAGTGTAAAGAGTGTTGGTTTCTTTTTTTCTATGAACGCTGATGGTATTTCGGAATTTCATTGAATTTCCATCGGTTAAGTCAACATTGTATGTAGCATACAATTCTTTTGGATTGTTGACATTACATAACAGAAATATTTTGCCGTTGATAACACTATAGAAATTTTTTATTTCTAAAATGACAGCATCATATTCTTTGGAAGTGGTAAATGTACACAATAATTGTTTATTTTTCATTTATTTAATATTAGTTGTTTACCATCTATATTCCACAAATTACCAATAAAATCGCCAGAACTATCGTACCATTTATTTTTCTTGTTATAAAATCCGAATCTTAAAGCTTCTTCAAGTGTATATTCAGTAGTCAATGCCTTTTCAATTGCTACTGCATCTTGTTCTTTTTCGTCAGAAGTTCTATCGTCACTCTTTGGTGTTTGTGGTTCTTGTTGTTGAGTTTGTTGGGGTTGTGTTGGTTCAAATTCAATTTGTTGACCGCTTTGTTGTGTTGGCTGTCCGCTTTGTTGTGTTGGTTGTTCATCTCCAGAGAATACATTAGCTTGTCCCCTTTTTGGATTTTGTTCAAAGTGAGAACCACGTTCAATAGCCTTTTGTTTATATTCAGGAGTTGGAAATGTAACGAGAATACCGTTTGAATTGTATGCTTGTCTGTCAGGATATCTGCCTTCAAGCATTTTATTTAGATATTGATTTACAGTTTTATAATCTATATTTGATTCCAATAAATGACCTCTAAGTATTTCAATATGTTCTTGTTTAGAAATATCAAATATACCGTTTTCAATTGAATTGTCGGTACTTGACTTTTCTAATGCTTCTAAAAATATTTGTTTTAGGTTCATAATTAAAATACATCTTCTTCACTTAAATTGGAACGGTGAATTTCCGTTTTGAAAGAAAACTTACTTCCTCTTTCATTTCTTAATTCAATTGCCGAATAAAATGGTTTTACTTCTACTTTTCCATTTTCTTCTTCTTCTCGTATATCAAAGATAATATATAAATATACAACGAAATATGTTCCGGCCTTATTTTTACTAACTTCAAACTTACTTAATCTAAAATTCTTATTTTCATTTGCATCAATTAACTTTTTACCACTAGAAAATTCAGATTTTGTTCCCATTCTGTTAATTGTCTTACCATTAAATATTACAAGTGGAAGACTGTCATTGTTTCCGAAAATTGCTTCTGCTGATATTTGACTTGCAAATTGAATAAAATCTTTCTTAATTTGAGCTTCATTGCCAACATTCATAAATCGTTCAATGAATCTTTCATAAAATGCAATAGCTGCAATGTTAGAATTGAAAATGTTCATTGGTCTAAAAGCACCTTTATTCAACGGAACATCACCTTTAGTAGATGCGTTAAAATAATCGTTATAAACTTTTATAGAAGCATTCTTAACTTGTTTTACATCTTCTGGTGTAGTACCAGTAAGTTGTACCATAAACAAATTCTTATTATCAATCAATCTTACTTTTTCATTTATGGCACTAAATAATGAATCTGGTTGAATTCTATTGATTTGTTTAATCAAAATTGCAACATTCTTCTTTAATGATTCCGTCATCTTTACCAATTCTTCATCCGATTCTCTTGCTTCGGATAAAATACCAATTTCTTTTTCAATATTATCCCAACTATTAAACATAGCAGAATATTGATTTCTAGCATAATTCATGTCTTCTTGACATTTTTGTTCAATATTACCAAAAATCTTTACAACAGTGTTTTTAACTTTTTGTATGAAATCGGTCCATCCTTTTGTTAATTCGGCGGATAAATCTCCTATTTTTGATGATATTCTACTAAGAGATGACTTTAATGATGATATAAATTCAATTTCAGTTAGTAGTGTTTTACCAATATAAATTTCTTCAAATATTGGATTTATACTTTCATTTTGTTGAAAAACAGATGCACCACCAGGAAATACACTACGTGGATCTTTTTCAACTGGCTTTTCTTCGGGTTGTAACCATTGATAATATTTTTCTTTTTCTGTAGGTTCTGGTTCTCTCCGTGAAGGTGTACCTGAAAAACTTAATTTGTTTCCGAGTGTATCAAAAACACCTTTCGCTCTTCCGGTACGATAACTGTCACCACCAGCTTTTAAAGAAACCATTGCAAATTTCTTTCCTGTACCAGTAATTTCACACAAACTATCTTCTAAACCAGATACTTTTCTGTCTTTTAAAGCAGTTTGTACTTCAGAAATACTACAATTATATAACAACACTACATCTGCAGTATTTTCTTTTTTCTTATCTCTGCTAGCATAACCACTATTATTAAATGATTCATAGAACTTTTTGATGTCCTGATGAATAAAACCTGTTGGTTTTGCAGAAGTTACATTTGCCAATGTTATAGATGTACCAGATGCCAATTCAATTCTAGACTTTATATCAGCATAATTTTTATATAAATCACTAATTACTGAATCATTATTGAGTTGTTGTATGCTTTTTAAAAGTGTTTCAATGTCAGCGGATAATTTTAACCATTTTATTAGTAAACTTTTTTCTTTTGGATGATAATCTCCTTGTTCACCAAATATCTTATATAACGGAAAACTTTCTCGCATCTGTTGACTGAATGGCAATGGCATAACAGTTTCAACTTGTTCTAACTTACTTTGTAAGTCTTTTAATTTTATTTCTGCATCTGTATTCATTCGTATATATAAATATTACTATATACACGAAAATCAAAGTTTTTAAATATCAATTACTATCATTTCATCATAATTCTTACCAATGTAACATTTAACTGGTAATTGATTGTTTGACATTAACCGTTTCAATTCCACCAAAGTTTCTTTTTTATCGTTGGTATGACAATCAAACAAAACACTGTCATATGTATATAGTATAGCTTTGGTTTGTTTATCATTCAAGTATTCATTTACTCTAACCAATGATTGCATTCCAAATTCAGTTTCACTTGCTTGTAAGATATAATTGAACAGTTTATTTGGACTTGGGTCATTTATATGATTTTTAGTAATTCTTCTTTTATAAATGGGAGTTTCTACATAACCATGTTCACTAAAGAATAACCATCTATGAGCAATATAATCACTCATTTTCTTGAAATATGGTATTTCTAATAGTTCAACTGGAATATTACCATACATACATTGAAAAGTAAGGTTCTTTGACGCTTTAATTTCTTCATCCGTCAAAGTTTCTTTACCATAATACAACTTACCAAGATATTCATAAGCATTTGTCGGTAAGTTATAATTGATTAACTTTGCAACTATGTGGGGGTGGTAGGCACTATAATCAATCATAAACAACATACCTTCATCACCATATCTACTAATTAACGATGACCTACATCCATTTTCTTTGTTCAATGCACTATAGTTAATGTTACCAAACCTATTACTAGGTCGTCCTGTTGCGGTATATAGGTTATATTGAGTATAAACAAACCCATTCCTATCTTTGCTGGTTTTGTTTTCAAAGTGCCTATTAAACAATTCTACATCAACTTTTAAACCATTGTATTCAAGAATTTTAAGATTGTCTGTAATGGTACTATTGATACTATGAAAACTATCATCAATTTTAACAGATTTAAGTCTAATCAACACCGCATCATACATGTTTTCAAACTTTTCCAAATGTTTTACCATTGGAATTGCTTTATTCAATTCACCATATTTTTGAAATCTGGTTTTGATTACATTATGCGCAGTTGTATCAAATTCACTATAATCATCAACTTTACCGTCACTAATAAAGAAAATGATATTGATATCATATAGATTATTGATAGAAAATAGATGCAAACACTTTTTCTTGTCAAATACCCATTTCTTACCCTTAAGTTTATTAAAATCTTTGATTAATGTTTCTTTATTGATAAAAACATTACAATCTGGGTGAGTAAGATTGATAACATAGGTAGTTTTGAATTTGAGTATATGAATCAAAACCATACACAATTCATCTACACAAGGATGTACCTTTTCATCAGATTGTATACATTCAAGAATAAAATCAGATGAAATATGCGATTCTAAGAATTTAGAATACGATTGTTTGTCCAGACACACCATTTACACAATGTAACATTATAACAAAACAAAGTCAATTATTTACCGTTCCAAAATTCAAGTGGGTTATTTAAATAATTTTTTATACCTTTCATTGATTTTTCATATTCAAACATTGTTTGAATATTTTGTTCTTGAACTCCTTTTCTATCAAGAATTTTATTTTTATATTGATTGTTTTTTGGACCTGATATTATCCATTGTATAACCACTTTATTAAAATAATTAACATAAATTTTATTATATATGTTTTTATCTACTTCGGTTATTATTAAATCGTTTATTTTTTGAACAAAATAACGATTGATATATCCTTTTTCATAATCTTTTAATGTTGGAAATGGTTTGTAATAACTTGGATATACATCATTTGACATATCAATTCCACCAATATTAGTATATTGTTCTGGTATAATCATATTATTTAATCGCATTGATTTTATATTCGTTTATACCATCAGTTGTAAAAATAATAGTTTTTCCTCTAATTGAACGAATACCTGCTTTAATTGTAGTTGTCCAATTGCCAGCATCAATTTTATGTGATATATCTACGATTTGACACATAATTTCTCTTTCGGAATATGGGCTTGGTAAATTTTTCAAACTAAATAATTGAAATGTTCTTAATCCGGAAATACCTTGTAATGTCATTTCCACATTAAATCCTTGTTGTTGACCACCATAAATATTACTATTATTTGTAAAATCCATATCATTTAATAATGCCAATAACAATGATTCATTGGGCAATACAAGATTTACTATATTCCATCCAGATTCTTTTTCTGAAGATTGATTTGAAGAAGTAGTTCTTGGTCCCATAGCAGCTGCTCTTGAAGGTGGTGCGGGAATGTTTGGATTAAGAGGAGTTGTAGTTCTTGATCCCATAGCAGCTGCAGCGGATGCTCTTGAAGGTGGTGCGGGAATGTTTGGATTAAGAGGAGTTGTAGTTCTTGGCCCTCTAGCAGCGGCAGCATCTGCTCTTGACGGAAGAGCAACAGACGGACCATATGATTTAAATGACATTATATATGATCCGCCTTTATTTCCTCCGATATTTTCAGGAGAGTTTTGTAACTGTTTTATAGTTTCTAGATTTTCATCTATTTTTCTTGGATTAGTAGGAACATTAATATAAAATCTATCACCATAAGGAAAATTTAAAGTTTGATTTGATGTTGCATCTCCATTTGGTGAACCGTCAACACTTTTATTTGTTGATGCAGATGAAATTACTTGATTTGCTGCAACATTTGATAGTTGTGCAGTAAAATTAATAGATTTAATAAACTTGTTTGTTGCACCGACATCAAATTGATAAATTTTTAAAGTATTATATTGTATAAATTTTTTATCAATTATCCTTAATTTATCAACATCTTCAATTACTGCTAAATCCCATATTTTTCCCGCCGCAGTATTGATTTTATCAAGTAATGTATTGTAAAAATTTTCAACTGTGTCCGATGATTTTGCGCATTCAATTATTATATTTTTGTTAATATATAAATCTTTTAAATATCCCCAATATCCTGCTTTTATTTTTGTGTCATTTGTGTCGTCTTTCATTTGAGGAAATGCAAATGTATGTTCATTTTTGTTTCCCTGTGTTCTATATCTGAATCTATTTATTATACCATCTAAATCGTCTCTCATTATTGAAAGAGGAGGTGTTGGTTTATTTGCATTATTTTCTACGTCTGCTAAATCTCCTATACCTACTAGGCTTCCAAGACTTGAAAAAAATCCTGGCTCACCTAATGGTGGTTTGATTCCCGTAGCTTTTTTACCTGTTTTAAATATCTTAATTAAAGTTTTGTCTATTGGAGACAAATCTTTAATACCTTTTGCGGTTACCGTTTTTGCATTTTGAGACGAAAAAATTGCAGGATTACCAAAGCCAGTTTGTTTTTGATAATCATTGTCATTTACATCTGTTGACGGAAATTGCCATCCCATATTATATTTAGGAGCAACACTGTTGGGTATAAGTAATGTACTACCATCACATGAAATTAAATTCGGATGAGATCCAACTTTTACTTCGTCAACATCTATTTCATATAAAAAATAATTATTTTTATTAGGGGAATTTGAACCGGTGTCTGATGCTTTTATTAATTCAATTTGTTTTGTAAAAAATACATTTGCTAATTCAATTAAAAATCCAAAAGTTACCCATATATCTTTTTGATCCGAATAATCCCAATCATATTTAGTAGATCCTCTTTTAATTTCACCGTCTTTATATTGATCTCGTCTACCAAGAAATACTCTGTCTTCTGCTCTTTTTTTTCCGTTGGATGTATATTTTCCATTATCAAATTTATAAAATTCTAAATTAGAAGATATAAATGTTCCTTCTGTTTGCGCTTTTTCTTCATCTGCATCTAACGGTACCATAAAATTTTTAGATTGTAAAATACAATTAGGTATTTTAGTCAATCTTTTTTCCAAATATTCAGAAAAAGTAGATTGTACTGCTGTTTTTTCTGTATTTGATGATACACTAGCCTTACTATTAATTAGTACACCAGAATAATTTGCGTGTTTAGACATAATTTCTGTTTTACAATCAAATGTAATTCCATCTTGACTTGAAAAATCAAAACCACTTACGATGCCCATCGTGACATCATATAATCCATATGATTCTCTAATATTTTTATCGTATAATAAAGATCCACTATTACTAAACAGTTCTCTCAAATTGTTTAAATTCGTCGTTCTTAAATCCAATAATGACGTAGGATTAAAATGATTCCACCCAAATTCAACAAATGCACTAATCTTCGGTGATAGAAAATATGGTGTCATATATTCTAATTGAGCATATCCGTAACATTTCCAATTAATAGTAATTTTTCTAATTCTTTCTTTTTGTACTACAGCATCAATAGATGTAATGCCAGGAATAGGTAAAAATTTTTGTACAGTTCGTTTATCATTTGATACAGAATTTGGAAATGATACTAGATTGCCGTCAGATAATAAATCCAATGTATGTTCATTGCCTTCAGCATCGTATCCTAATACATTTTTATTTGAAAGAGTCGAACCATTTAATGTAGTTCCATATGATTTATCAAATCCATAACCACCTTGTAAAATGAATCCGCTTTTTTCTGGATAATTACTTCTATCACTCACTCTGCCAGTACCGTTTGAAAATACTCTTACCCAAGGAGTCATTGGTCCTTTGTATTGTTGCCAAGTACCATTATCGCCCCAAGTAACATTCGTAGGATATTCAAACCCAATATCGTTTTGTCTTCTTGTAAATTCTTTAATCAACCAAGATGGTATTGGATGTGGTGCCCACGGTCTATTATCTGGTGTTGTTGCCATAACTTATGAATTTAATAACTTAAAATCCCCTATAATATTATAAATATTTTGTGGTATTCTTAATTGAATGCCTGCTGGTACACTCAATCTACCATTACCCAAATTATTAGCTTGGGCCAATATCCACCATAATGTAGAATCTTTATAATACTTATTAGCCAAAGCATCAAAAGTAGATACTTCATTTGTTATAACATATAAATCATTATAAGCAACAGGTATCACAGGATATAATAATGACTTATATACCCGTTTTCCATCCCATCTCTTATCTTGTTGTGCAAATGTATATCTATTCATGATTATTAATCTTGTCTTGTAAGTATATCTCTAGAAAATAAATCTTTAGGTCCAGCAAATAAATCATCATCATAATCTCCATTATTATCCAATTTTCTTGCATAATCACCGAAATTGTTTCCACCAACAACAGGTCTTTCTTTTTCCAATAAATCCATTTGTAAACTCAATTCACATTCTCGTGGAAATTGTGCATATGTTCCTTTACTATTTGTCATTTGAATTATACCATTCAAATAACTCCAATTATTCGTTTGTGCATATTTTTCACTCAATGTTTCCCATATACAATTATCTGGTATATTCATGCCAACATTTTTAATTACTCCGGGTTGATTTTTATATATATCCCCAATCGTAAATTTAACCAGCGGTGGTATAATAAATTTAGAATATATATTACTAGGACTATTTTGATTCCCACTAGTATAATTAGCTGGTTTGGTTAATCCTACTAAGTAATTAATTCTTTGCCACATTGGCAATAGTTCTTTAATACTATTAGCAACAACATTAAATTTAAAACTTAAACCTCTAGAAAATCCTTTGTATGATTGTAATTTATCTGCTCTTCCAATATATTCAATTGGAGACCAATCAGCATTTAAATTTTCATTCAATCCAATAACTGTGGCTCTAAATGGTATGTATTTATTATTTACAAGATCATGAAAATAAAATTTGATTAAATCACTGTCTTCTTTAGAATATTCTTTTTCAAAATTATCTTCGGATAAAACATTTAAAACGTTAATTTTATCATTGTGTTTTGCACCGGAAAATCCTTTTCCTTTTGGATCATCCAATAATTGTTTTCTTTTATCATCTTTAAATTTAGTTAAATAACCACCTTTATTGTAATTAAACGGATTTACTTTTTGTTTTTGTGCATCTGGATTTTTTGTTAATTTATTGATATAATCATATCCTTTTAATGTATCATCCGAAAATTGCGGATTAATCAAATCGTCATCAGTTTCTCCTTCAAATTTATATCCAGCACTTTTAATATTATCAATTACTTGTTTTAAATTATCTTCTATATTCTTAACCGCATCAGATTCTTTATCTGTAAATTTAGTTGGATATTTTTGTTTTGAATCAGCATAATATGCCAAGTTAATCAACATTTCAGAATTTTTAAATTCTTGATCTGGACTAATATTGTTTCCTACTACTTTGCCATATATTTGGTGTGCATTTACTTTTTCTGTCAACTCAACTTCTTGTCCAAATAATTTGGGAAATTCACCAAAACTCGTTGAACTATTCCACGGACCTCTTTTACCAATTAATAAATAAGTGCCATCGGCTTGTCTGAAATATCTACCTCTTACACCAGTGGTTTCATCTGTATCACCTTTTCTTACCGTATTATCACTTGTACCAGCATACCATTTTTGTATAACCTTTTTATCAAAAGTATGTTTTAATGTTCCTGGTGGTTGTTCAAATATCTTTTTTGATGATGCCATTATACCATATGTAGATTCACCAACTTTATATTTTTCACCATTTGGTTGTTTAATCGCTGAAAAAGCACCAAATAATGTATTAGCTCTAAAAAAATTTCCAATAGCAGATAAACTAAATTTATTGTTGGATGGTTCTTGCCATTTACTTTGAAAATTCTTATTTGCTTGTGACGCAGTTGAACCACGTATCAATCCTTTACCACCATCACTAGCATTAATTGGTAATGCACCAGCGCCAACAGTTCCTTTAGGTGGAGTTGGTTTATTTAAACCCAAAGCATTTGATACTGCACCAAGTCCTAAAGCACCAAGAACACCAC